GTGGAGATCAGTATGTTGATGGTAATGTAACTATTGGTGGAACTCTCAGGACTGAGAATAAAATCAATGTTGATTCTATTGGAATTGTAACTGCTAGAACAGAAATAAATGTTGGTTATGATTATGAAGGTGGTCCAGGAGTTGGTGTAACTATATTATCTTCTGGCAACGCAACATATGCTGGAATTGTTACTGCATCTACGATTAAAGCAGCAACTGCTTTTTATCCACCGATTTATACAACAACACAAAGAGATGCTAATTCATTTGGTGAGGGAGCAATAATTTTTAATACTACAAGTAAGAAAATGGAGTTTTATGATGGAACTTCTTGGCAGTCACTACCTGGTATGACGCTTGGTCTTACTGTGGCACTTGATGGGTGATAAATAATAAAGAGTAATTACTCTTTTGAATGGCTAAGAACGGCAAATGTAAGGCAGGATATTATTACTGCTACACTGACGAAAAATGTAAACCTATTCCTAAAGGGTTTAAGATGGTCGGTCGTGCCGGATATCTTCGTAAGGAGAATGGTCATTCTGTGGATGATGATGAGAATAAGAATGGAAATGGTTCCAATGGGAATGGTTCCAATGGAAATGGTAATGGTTCTAATGGAAATGGAAACGGTGGAGGAGTAAGTGAATCGAAAAGTGGTGATTCTTCTCTGCGTGACTGGTTTGGCAAGAGTAAGTCTAGTGATGGCAAGCCTGGTTGGGTTCAACTGGGTGGGAAATACGCTGGAAAACCTTGTGCCAAGCAACCAGGGCAAACAACAAAACCAAAATGTGGTTCCAGTAAAATGAAACGTAATCTTTCCAAAGATGAGGAGCAAGCAGCGTTTCGTAGAAAAAATGCAAAAGATCCAAATCCAAATAGATCAGGGAAGGCAATTAACGTGAAGACTGAAGAAACTAAAAAAGACCATGAGTTTTCCATGGCACGTTCTGAAATAAAAACTATTAAAAATGCTGCATCAAGATTAGAGAAAAAGATGGGCAAGAAAGGAGAAGGTGAACTCAAAGCATGGGTTCAATCCAAAATCACAAAAGCAGCAGACTATATTGATACTGCAGCAGATTATGTGACCAATGAAGAATTTACAACCTTACCTCTTGAAATTGAAGTTCCTACAGAGATTAGAGATTTCAATCTTGGGTTGATGTTCCGTGAGAGTTTGAATATTAATAGTGGAATGCTGTTCATTTTTGATGAAGTTGCAGAACAGTCTTTCCATATGAGAGAGACAAAAATTCCTTTAGACATTGCTTTTATTACAGAAGAAGGTATTATTGAAAGTATTAAAAAATTAGAACCATTTGATGAAAGTTCAGTTGCCTCTAATGGAGATGTTTTGTGTGCATTAGAAGTAAACCGTGGATGGTTTGCAGAAAATAATGTTGAAGTAGGTGACGAAATTGATATTGAGGAAGCAGCAGGAGAAAAAGATGCTTGCTACCATAAAGTAAAATCACGTTACTCTGTTTGGCCAAGTGCATATGCGTCGGGAGCACTAGTCAAGTGTCGTAAAAAAGGTGCTGCCAATTGGGGCAATAAAACTAAAAAAGAAGAATTTATAAATTGGAGAGATACTTTTACTCCAACCGAGTATGAATCTATAGATTTAGTTAAACCAGAACCACTGGAGGCAACTAAAGGTCTTGGTAGTGAAATGCTTGGCGAAAAGTGTTGGAAAGGGTATACCAAAAAAGGTATGAAGACTATGTTTGGAAAGAGATATCCAAACTGCGTGAAGAAAGAAGAAGAAGAACTCAATCTAGTATCAAGAACTCCTTTAGATGAAAAGAAAGGATGTATGCACAACCATAAAGGGGAGGAGTGTCCCGTACATGGTGCTAAAGAATGTCCAACATTAGAGAAAGTAGATGAGGCAGTAAGAATTCCAGCAAAAACTGGTAATATTATAAGTTCTGTTTTCAGGTTTAGAAGTTCAACTATTATGTTGAAGATATTTTTCCCACAAACTTCAGTACCTAAAAAATCTGATGTTCAAGATCAGATTGAAAAAATTTATCCCGGCGCGAAACTATTAACTTACAAGGTTTCGGACTATGAACCAGGGCAACCGGTTCTCCATGCAGAAAGTGCAGCATGGACAAAAAAATCAGGAAAAAACAAAGAAGGTGGACTCAACGAAAAAGGACGAAAGTCTTATGAAAAGGAAAATCCAGGATCTGACCTTAAGGCACCAAGCAAGAAGGTTGGAAATCCCCGTAGAGCATCGTTCTGCGCTAGAATGAAAGGGATGAAGAGCAAATTAACCTCTGCTAAAACTGCAAGAGATCCTGACAGCAGAATTAATAAATCGCTTAGAGCGTGGAATTGTTGATTAAATCATGCCTGATAATGTATACCTTGGTAACCCCAATCTAAAAAAAGCAAACACTGAAATTGAATTTACTCAAGAACAAATTCTTGAGTTTATGCGGTGCAAAGAAGACCCCGTATATTTTGCTAACAATTATATTAAAATTGTTTCTCTCGATGAAGGACTGACTCAATTTCATCCATATCATTTCCAAGAAAAATTAATTAATAATTTTCATGAGAATAGATTTAACATCTGTAAAATGCCCCGCCAAACTGGCAAAAGTACTACAGTTGTTTCTTATCTTCTTCATTATGCGGTATTCAATGACTCTGTTAATATTGGCATCCTTGCTAACAAAGCAGCAACTGCTAGAGAACTTTTAGGTAGATTACAAACTGCATATGAGAACTTGCCCAAATGGATGCAGCAGGGCATTATTGCATGGAACAAAGGATCTCTGGAGTTAGAGAATGGCAGTAAGATATTGGCAGCTTCTACGTCTGCAAGTGCTGTCCGAGGCATGTCGTTCAATATCCTATTCCTCGACGAATTTGCATTCGTTCCAAACCATGTTGCAGACTCGTTCTTTGCCTCTGTTTATCCTACTATTACTTCTGGTAAAAACACCAAGGTAATTATTGTATCCACTCCACACGGTATGAATCACTTCTACCGTCTGTGGCATGATGCAGAGAAAGGTAAGAGTGAATATGTTCCTACAGATGTTCACTGGTCTGAAGTTCCAGGTAGAGACTCTAAATGGAAAGAGACAACAATTGCTAATACTTCAGAAGCACAATTCAAAGTTGAATTTGAATGTGAGTTTCTAGGATCGGTCAATACTCTGATTACTCCAAGCAAATTAAGAACTTTAATCTATGACAATCCAATACAAAGAAATGCGGGATTGGATGTATATGAAAATCCAGCAGAAAATCACGATTATGTGATGACAGTTGACGTTGCAAGAGGAGTTGGAGAAGACTATTCTGCTTTTGTTGTTGTTGATATCACAGAATTTCCTCACAAAATTGTTTGTAAGTATAGGAATAATGATATAAAACCAATGTTATTCCCAAATATCATTTATGAGTTAGCAAGAAATTACAATAGTGCATATGTTTTATGTGAAGTCAATGATATTGGTGATCAGGTTGCAAGTATTTTACAATATGATCTTGAATATCAAAACCTTTTAATGTGCTCTATGAGAGGTAGAGCAGGTCAAGTTGTGGGGCAGGGATTTTCTGGTAAGAAAACTCAATTGGGAGTTAAGATGTCCAAGACTGTCAAGAAGGTTGGATCACTTAATCTAAAAACTATGATTGAGGAAGATAAACTTATCTTCAATGACTATGAGATTATTTCTGAGTTGACAACATTTATCTCAAAGCATAATTCATTTGAAGCAGAAGAAGGTTGTAATGATGACCTGGCAATGTGTCTTGTCATATATGCATGGTTAGTCCAGATGGACTATTTTAAAGAACTAACAGATCAGGATGTTAGGAAAAGATTATATGAGGAACAAAAAAATCAAATTGAACAGGACATGGCACCATTTGGATTTTTGAATGATGGATTAGCTGAAGATAGTTTTGTTGATGCTCAAGGGGATCGTTGGTCTAATGCTTCGGTTGGTGAATATGGCGACATGTCTTACATGTGGGACTATCGTTAATGGATTTAGATGGTCAAATAAAACTTGGTCACCTTTTACTACAAGATAGAAAATGTAGATCCTGTGGACAACTAAAAAATCTTGTGGAGAGTTTTTATAGAACTAGAAAAGATAGAGGGCCGGTCGCCTCATCATATTCGTATGAGTGTAAAGATTGTACTATAAAAAGAATAATGAAAACAAAAAAACCTAAAGTTAGTAATTGTGAATATCCAGATTGGTAATTCACGTCATGTTTCCCCTATGAAAAGTATTTTTTTAATAAATATTTCTAAACTGAGATCACGGAGAATCAAAACATGGCGACTCCTCAATTATCTCCTGGAGTACTATCCAGGGAGGTTGACCTAACAGTAGGAAGAGCTGATAATGTCTTAGACAACATTGGTGCAATTGCTGGACCTTTCAAAATTGGACCAATTGACGAACCAATTGACATTTCTACAGAACAAAATCTTATCAATACTTTTGGTAAGCCTATGTCAACGGACTCACAGTATGAATACTGGATGAGTGCATCTTCATATCTTTCTTATGGAGGAGTCCTTAAGGTAGTAAGAACAGATGATACTAACCTTAACAATGCTAATGCAGGTGTTGGTATAGGATCAACTACCAGCCTTAAAATAAAGAACTACGATGATTATATTGGTTTCTATACTGGAGCGACCAATTTTACTTATGCTGCAAAGAACCCTGGAACTTGGGGCAATGGACTGAAAATTTGCACAATTGACGACTTTGCTGATCAAAGAGTTGGTATTGCAACAACTGGTCTTGCTATTGCCGGTGCAACTATCGGATTCGGTGTAACAGCATCACTAGATAATGCAGTAATTCCTGGAACTGGAACCACCTCCGGATTCACTGGATTCTTGAAGGGCATAATTGTTGGTCTGAATACAGACACTACAGGTAATGCAAGTACGATTGATCTTAAGATTGTTTCTCGTGTAGAAACAGTTGGTGGTGGTTCAACAGAAACTGCAGTTACTTATCAAGAAGCTTCTACCACAAGAGCATTTGGAACAGGCAAAGTAATTCACTTTGTTAATAATGCTGGTATTAATAGCACAGGAAGTTTGCCTGCAACTTACACTCCAACAACTGCAGTTGATTGGTATGAGCAACAAACTCTGGGTCTTACAAACGCAACAACTTTCTGGAAAGCTATTGCACCAAGACCAGTTTCCAACGTTTATACAACCGACAGAAACGGTAAGAACGATGGAATTCACGTTGTTGTTGTAGATGACGCAGGATCTGTTACTGGAATTAAGGGCAACATTCTTGAGAAGCACATTAACCTGTCCAAGGCAGGAGATGCGATCTCTAATGTAAATGCTCCACAGAGAATCTTCTACAAAGATTATCTTGCAGACTTCTCTACTAACATATATGCTGGTTACAATCCTTCTCAGCAATTTGATGCTGAGTTTAAAACAATGCCTAGAGCAACTGGATTCTCCACTAATTTTGTTCAAGTCACAACTGCAGACGGACTCTGGGGACAAGATGCTCAAGATGTAACATTTGCTGGAATTGGAAACGTTACATATACCTTTGGTGGTGGTGTTGACTATTCCGCAACTGGTGGGATGAAAGCAGAACTTTCAAACCTCATCACTTCGTATGGACTCTTTGATAATAAAGATGAAATTGAAGTTGACTACCTAATCATGGGTCCAGGTTGTGCAACTGAGGAAGAATCACAAGCAAAAGCAAACTATCTGATCTCCGTTGCTGAAGATAGAAAAGATTGTATGGCAACAGTTGGTCCTCACAGAGGAAATTTAGTTAATATTACTAATACCAACACCCAGACAGAAAATCTAATCAAATACTTCAGTTCACTTGCTTCTTCGTCTTACGCGACGTTTGATAGTGGATATAAGTATCAATATGATAGATTTAACAACGAGTTCCGTTACATCCCAACAAATGCTGATATTGCTGGTCTCATGACTCGCACATCAATTGTTGCTTATCCCTGGTTCTCACCTGCTGGACAACAACGTGGTGTTATTAACAATGCCGTTAAACTGGCATATAATCCCAACAAAGCACAAAGAGATCGTTTGTATCCCGCAAGAGTTAACTCTTTCGTTACTACACCTGGTGTTGGAACACTTCTCTTTGGCGATAAAACTGCACTCGGATATGCTTCTGCGTTTGACAGAATCAATGTTCGTCGTTTGTTCCTTACAATCGAACAAGCATTAGAGAAAGCAGCACAAGCTCAACTCTTCGAACTGAACGATGAGTTAA